CAGGATTAACCTGGGAAGTCGAAACAAAGGAGATATTTGATGAAGAAAGCAATGTTATCCCCGGTTGGCAACGGATTATCCGTAATGATACAGGCGCTAATCTCTCTATTGAAAAGAATTCGTACGCTGTTATTGGAAATTCTGAGTTTGGTAATCTTATCGATTATGTCTTGGGTGGGAGAATCGATGGAACTAGCAATCTAAAGTATGAGACACTTATTAGTTTAGATGGCGGTAGGCAGATTATTGCCACTATGTATTTAGATGAGCCTATTCATGTAAAGAATGACCCGTCTGAAACTTATCCGTATCTTGTATTTATCTCAAGGCATGACGGTCAAGGTGGTTTGAAGCTTGGTCCTACTGCAGTTAGGGTTGTTTGCGCTAATACCCAAGCAATTGCTGAACGTCAGATGGACAGTAACAAAACATCGTTTACTATTCGTCATACAAGTAACTGGGCTACCAAGACTGAAGAGGCGCGTGACCACATTCAGGCTAGCTTGGACGCTTTTAAGCATTGGGAACGTATGGCTCAAGAATTTGCTAGCCAAAATGCTACAGATTACATGCTTGAAGACTTTATGGATCAGTGGTTGCCGTACTCAACCGACATGAAACAAAGAGTTCGTGAAAATGTGACTGAGCGACGTGCGCAGTTACGCAAGTTGTATGAAGGTCCTACTTGTGCGGGTATTTCTGGCACTAAATGGGGTATTTTACAGGCTGCTATTGAGATGTGTGATCATACCAATCGCGCACAAACAACAGAAACAAGGATTAGCCGTACTTTGGCTCGTTTAGAATCGCCTAAGCGTGAAGCGCATCGTATCTTGGCTAAACTGTAACATTTGAGCGTAGGAAGGGCAGAAACACGGCAAAACTGCCCTTCCTACTGCAGAAAGAGACCAGCCTTTCTGTGTTTATTAGCCTATCGTTATTTTTTAAACATTATGTGTTGCGTAAAGGTCACAAAGTGTGGTATAATAGAAGTATTCAAGCGGCATTTGTGCTGCCTGAATATACCCCCAAAATACCGTGTTTTGGGGGTTTTTGCATTACAGGAGAAAAACATGGCAAACGTAATAACGCCAATTATTATGATTGTTTTGCTTTGCGCCTTATACGTAAAGCTAGGCAACAAATACTTAGGCACAACAAAAAAGCACGAAGAATGTGTAGATTGTGGAAACCAGTACGAATTAGGGTTTCTTATCAATAGTCAATGCGAGATGTGCAAAGACTACTCGCACATTACATCAACAAATCAATGGACATACCGTGCTTTTCAAGTTCGCGGTTATCCATTTTGCTTAACCTGCGGTGTACGCAAAGATAAGCAAATCATTCCATTAAGTACAGAATCCACAATGCAAGCCTATCCAGACGGGTTCACGTGCTGTAGCTGTGAAAACGTTTACACCCCACCTGCTAGGAGCAACTCATGACAAAAGACGAAGAAATCGCTGACAGTTTTGTTTGGCCAGTTCAACTGACAGACGACTGGGAAGAATCAGCAGACCTTATACTTTTGGATCTGGAAAGTCGTTTGTCAGATGCAAATACATGCCAAATCCTTGATGTGGCTTTTTTTGAATCAGGTCGAGCCATGAACAGAATGCATGAACAGTTTGGTCCAAATGATTGGACTGCGCATGAAACATTATTGTTTATGGCTTATTTATCCAAAAAGTTGGTTGCAATGGATAAGCGCAATCGAGCTTTACGAATTGCGGTAAAATATGCCTAAACACATTGTAAGGCTTACTCAAACTACGGTCTGGGAAGTTGAAGTTAAAGCCAAAGATGCAAACGCGGCCTTAGAACTAACTAGGGATTGGGGTCGTGACGAATTGAAAGACGATGAGATTGTTAGCAACGTCTGGGAAACCGAGGTATAAAAAATGGAAGAATACAAATTTACACCTTTGCAAGGCAAAAGAGTAGTTATTGTTTGCGACGAAAATACATTACAAGAATTGCTTGACGCTCGGCAGCACATTCTTGCTGAAGGTTTGCCTGGAGATTTTATTCACGTTGTTGAAGAAATTACAGACGTGACAATAACAGCAGAACAAATGTTTCATCAAGAACGAATGAGCCACATATTTGCCGGCCCAAGTTAGATAAGTCGAAACGCCGCGAGGCGTCTACCGGAACTGACCTACCGGTACTGAAGTGACAGGTCATAAAAGGAGACATCATGTCTGAAGCAAAAACCGGCAAGACAAGTAATTCAAAAGTTAACCAACCAAAAATAGATGCTAAAGCAACTACCAAAAAAGTAGCAAACACTGCAGCAGGTACCATTATGGCTATCCTAACTGGTATGGGTCAGATTTCTGCCCAGCAACAAAAACTGCGCGAGGAAGAAACTGTTGCCCACATGCGTGGACAGCGCCACAACAGCGACTTTTGTGAACTATGCAAAGTAGGTAACTAACATGGTTATCGCAACCTACCTATTTCGCGCAGCAGTAATTATCCTGCTACCAATTGTTTTAGTAATCGTGTTCCACCTAATCAAGACTGAATTAAAAGAACAATCCCAAGATGCAAAAAAGGAGAAAGCAATGGTTACACCACCATTATGTAAAGACTGCAACGTTGTACGAGTTGATGAGTGGGCATGCCAGCACACCATCAAAGATGGCGACTACCTTTGCGTAGATTGCTGCAAATGTCCTGATCACACACTTCCAGAAGTAGAGCCGGTAGATTCACACGATTTACTAGCAAGAATAGTGTTAGACGCTTTCTCATCACTAGTTGGCGTAATCACTAGTTCGCCTGCTTTTAAGGACATGCCTAATGAATACCAAGTGTATTACATTGACAATGTTGCAGTATGCCAAGCATGTTTTGTTATTGGCATGGGTACGGGTACTGAATTGACTGGTCTAACATATGACGAATCAATAAAAATGCATCCTTGGGGTTATGAATGCAATGCCTGCTCGCACAAAATTAAATCACCTATAGTGAAAGGTATCTAATGAAAAAGTTAGAGATTTTACAAGATGCTGGTATTACTAGCATTAAAGCTGTTAACCAGCAAGCAATGTACGATCCAGACGGTTTTATTGATGGTTTTATTACCATTGATATTAAAAAATGGGTTGAGCACAATAATGTACAAATCAGTTCAATTGCACTTACGTTTAATGAAGCGCGTAAATTAAGGGCTTTGCTTGAACAAAAATTAGCCGAGTTGGACACGAAGCTTTACATTATGAAAGAGCAGCATATGAAAGGGGCAGTGTTATGACTGAGCCAAGAAAAATAACTTTGCTATCTAGCGAAGAGTATAAAGAAATTGCAAAACAGTTAGTTAAAAAAACTGAGACACAAAAATTAGTAAACGAAGAAACTCGCGCACTAGTTGAAAGCACGCTAGGTACTTATGCATCTAACGCTTATGTTGAGGCTATGGCCGATAGTGGCGAAGAAGCAATGCTTCGCCATATCTTTTTAAAAGATAAGCGCAAAGATGATAAAGAAAAAATTAAAGAAAAAAATAGGTTAAAGCATCAAGAGCGTGCTGAGAAAAAAGTACGATGTAATTCTCAATTACAAAAAATTATTGAGGATATTTATTTACATGTAGATAAACTTGATTTGTTGCATGCGAATGATGATGGTGTTTGCGAAGAATGTGATTTAGATTATCCATGCCCTACGGTCAATACTTTAAATGACATTTTAGACGTTGATGCTGTTGTATCGCCAAAACTTTATTTGGCTTTTGATATACCAAAAAATGCTGGTTTTTTTAAAGCAAAATTTTGGGGCGTATTTGTTACAAAAAAAAATGCAATAGATCATATACGTACAAACTTATGTTTTTGCGAATTACATCGTTATCACATAATTGAAACAGATAACCCATACACGCCAGAAGAAAAGATAGACGACGCGTTATTTTGTCATGCTAGCGATGGAGTACACGTTCCGTTTGCGGCATTTACTAATACTCCCCATAATAAAAAAATCAACTATAAGGTGCTAAACGCAAATGCTCAATAAACTCAAAGCAGTTAATTCGCTTAAAAAGTCTCAAACTGACTTAATCAAACTTCTGATGGATAACCAAGAACTTTTGGCTTATTTAGAAGATGAAAGTAAACCGGTAAATGTACGTTTTGCTGAATTATGTAAAGCGTACCTAGAAAAGCACGAGAAAGGTAAGTCATGAATGTAAGTTATTTTTGTGAGTTAGTTGGTTTTATTCTTAGCGGCGCCATTATTGGTTGTCTTTACCGTTTTGAAGAAAACAAAAAACTGACACGCATTGTTAATAATCAAGACAATGAAATCCAGTGGTTGCAAGAAGAACGCGCTATGTATAAGTACAAGTACGAAAATAAGCAGTGCGAGCGTAACCATATTAGTGATCTTGACGGTATTGAGGCTGATGCCCGTAAGGCCAGCGGCTATCATGAAGAGATTTGACAACAAGTGAGTCATATCGATACCATTAGGGATATGGGCGCATTGCTTTCATTAGGTTCATCAGCAGCTATCATTGCTGGTGCTCGCGCCTGGCTATCTACACGCACAGAAACATCTGGCTATTATCGCGATAAATTAACTTTATCTAGGTATGAAAAAGATGTTTTAAAAGAGTTAGAAAAAACTCTTAAATAAAGTTGCAATACGTTGCAAATGTGTGGTATAATAGATGTATCAGGTTGCGAACAACCATGGCTTTGCTGGGTGACTCAATCTGATAAAAGTCTCGGAGGATAACCTAAGTCACAATAGGATGTGACCGGACAAACCTTAAGACAATAAAAAAGTAACTAGCTCTGACGCAAACAGCGTCGGGGCTTTTTTCATGTCTGGAGAAAAACATGTGTATCCAAATACAACGCAGTTTGCTTAAACGTGAATTTGCAAACAACGAAACAATAAAGAAAAACACCATAGAAGTGTTTAGTGACAGAACACGCGAACTACTAGGGCATGAGTTACTCGACTCAATAGCCCAAGTAATTACAATGCATTTATACAATTACTTACCAGTAACTGTTGCTGATGCAGAAGTAAAAAACATTATGGAATCTATAAACGGCCAAATAGTTGATGCAACAACCGAAGCAACAAGTAACGCATTACGCGTTATTGAGCGTAACAATAACCACGCTGCATCAGCATTTAGTCAACTGTTTACCGAATACGACAAACTAACTAAAAACTGCGGATGTATCGAATGCGCAGATGAAATGGAGATGGCTAATGCCTAAAAAACAATCCACCGGAATGAAGTGGCTACGCGAGCGAATGAAAGAGCTCGACTACCACTCACTACAAGAAGTAGCAGAAGATCTCGGTATTAACCGAGGAAACCTTTACCGTTACTTCACACTAGAAACAAGGCCAAGCATCGAAATGATGCCGCCACTGTGCACGGTTCTAGGAATCAGTTATGAACAACTTTTAATTGTTCTTGAAGTAATTTAGTTTACTGACTGCCTCGTTACTCAGTCACTTCCCCGACTGAGTAACCAGGGGAGTTAGGGAAACAGAAGTACCTACCCTATTCACTACAAGTGAATACACAAAGAGAAAGGGTGTAGACATGTCTGCATCATCAGCAGCGCCGACAGGCGCAGGCTTGGACTACAAGACAGTCCTAGTCAAGGTTCAGTCCAAAGCGACTAACCAACTTGCCTTCCTAAAGGCACTAGCAATCAAGTTAAGCACAACAGCAAAGGGCGCCACAATTACTGGTCTAAACTTTGCAAAACGTGCATGGTCAGCAATGCCAGCAAACGTTAGCGGCTCACTAGTCGCTAGTTTGACGGCAACTAAGCAAGGCTATTTGTCGGTAACAGGGATAGTTCGAACAGCAATCTCCTTTATCTCAAATACCATTACAGCAGCAGCCATTGTCGTGCACAACAGCATCGACAAAATTGGCGCTATTGTAAGTAGCTTTGTCAAAAGCATTCACACGCCTACTGGCGAATTAATGCATGATGCGAACGCTAAGTTCACAGAAATTCGTTACGACGCTGCTAATTTTGCTTACCGCAACCTGTCAGGTCTTGGCACCCTTTTTAAGCACGCATTCAACAACCCAATCACAATCCGTTCAACCACCTTTACATCAGTAATGGTTGGAACTGGATTAGCCGGTAACGCACTAACAAACGGCGCAATTGTTGGATTCTTAGGAAGCCTACCTGTAGTTGGCACCATCCTAGCCTCAGCGCTATCAGGTGGAGTTGCTACCGTATTGTTCATCGTATCTGTTGCAATGTTTAGCGCAGCATTTACATTGTTCTACAAGCGTGACGAAATCATTGCAGAAGCAATCAGTGAAAACATTGACAAAATTGCCGCAAGCACATCTATCATCGACATTGTTGCAAACATTGCAACCGTATCTGTTGAGGGTGACGTTACACCAGAACAGGCTGAACTAGTTGCACACGCAGCTATAGCGGAAGAATTAGTAGCGGCTGAGCGATCACTTGCTAAAGACTTCCCAAATGTTAAGGCTGGTCCGCGTAACTACCCAGCGCGTCCGCAAACAAAAAAGCGTAAGTAATTATGCCTTGGGGTATGAAAGGTGATGTAAGGCCTTCATTAGAAGACTTTTATTCACCTTTTATTGCTGAATGGTTAACCGGTTATGAAAGATGGTTACCCAACGACAGCACCAATTGGTATGCAATGCTTGGCGGTGGGGCATCTGGAGTTGGCGTTCATGTAGGTCAAATTTTTGACTCAGAATGTTGCTCTGGATGGCTTGGCCGTCAAGCAGACTCATGCTTGTGGACCCATTACAATAATCCGTACCTTTATCCATCAGCCGTGCAATGGCATTCAGTTATTGATCCACAGACTAACCAGCCTTATAAGCAATTAGTTGAATGGTTTGATATTGATTACCCTTGCGTAGCTTTACAGTACGTCTACGGCCCAGCGCCTGAACACCGCTGGGCTTTAGACAACCTACAATACGAATCCAACATTGAACGATTTGATTACGATGTAAATGGAAATTACATACAAATTGGTAATAATGCAGGCATTTCGATTCTAGGTGTTGTACCTATTTGGACAGTCATGCCACTAAAAACTGAACATTTTGAGGTTCTTAAAAAAGAAATTTGCAATCAAGAATTAGAAGAAAAAATGTTTAGTTTTGGCGAATGCTGGTGCAGTATTGATAGTGCACCGTGTTATGACGAATGTGAATCGGAAAAGGATTACAGGAACAAATGTAATTGCAGTTCGCAGCAAGACGCTCAACAAAGGATAGAAGACGCTTACGCTAGCCCACCAGTTATCGAAGAATTCTTATCCTCTACATCAACCAAAATCTGGACATTAGCACAAGACGCTTTTTACAGAGGTTGGAAAACCGTACACGACAACATAGAAAGCGATGGTAGCGAATGGGCTTACTTATTATGGCGACAGCAGTCTCCATTTTTGGATTCTCCTGGGCAAAGAACAACGGAGCAAAAAACCTTGACCGCCTCAACCAATTCGGGAACCTCTCTGGCATCCTCACTCGTGTCTTAACCGTATTTGATTCAATACGGCAAGTAGCGATTTGGTTTGCTGAAGGTCACATTGGTGCTGGACCATTAACCGTTCCAGTACCAGCAAAAGCAACTGCACCGCAGCCTGCACCGCAACAACGCCCAACACCACCAAGAATGTCAGAAAGCGATTTGTATCTTGGTGATCCTGTTGGTAAAGACTTAGGCTTACCGCCTAAGATGACTGCACCTGCAGTTACAATTCCTTAACAAGTGCACGCCTGATTTGCTTGAATCTCATGAAGGGCAAATGAACGTCAACCTGTTTGCCGTGCAGCTATAAGGTTGGCTGGCTATTTATTAAGGAAATCGCTAGATGGAAAAAGGTTAACAAACCTATACCTAGCCCCGAATAACATGCGTGTCGGGATGACAGTAAGTAATAGCATGGCATCTAGCAAAAAAGCCAATTGGGCACACCCTTCGGGGTGTGCCCAACTTGGTCTTTTTTTTATGCCCAAAAACAGGTTACTCAGATTCTGTTTTAGTCAATTCTTCTTGATGAACATCAATAGCAGTCTTTAAAAAAGCAATTGATTCATCAGAACCAGCAACAGCATCCTCATTACCAGCACGAACATGAATCGCACGATTCAATTCAGTCTGATAAATATCTGCAGCAAACTGTTGAATACGATTTTCAAGAATTGCTTTCTTTTGCTCCTGTGTTAGCAGGTTGTCGTAACTAGTGGCCATGTGTTTCTCCTATAGGTTAAATGGTCAAAAAAAGCCTATCATAAACTTAATAAAAATTAAGCCACATATTTAATAACAATAACGCCTTGATAACCGCTACCACCAGCAAAAGTTGAGCCGTTAGTAGTTGGTAACCCAGCACCGCCACCACCGCCACCGTAAGCAGTTGCGGCAGACCCAGCCGTTCCCGCCAGCGCCCCGTTTCCACCGCCACCAGTGCCGCCAGTTCCTGCGCTTCCGGCAGTGGAAGATGGCGAACCAGCACCACCACCGCCAGCATAGGTACCAAGATTAGTATTAGTTGTATCAGCCCAAGTTAGCGCAAGACCAGCACCGCCGTTTCTTACAGTACCCGCAGCACTAGCGCCACCACCACCTGCTCCAGAGCCAGATGTTGCTGTTGCTGTTCCACCTACGCTTGCGTAAGAAGCAGTACCTCCAGTTCCAGCAGAAGCTGTACCTGGTGAAAAAAGAGTTGTGCCTATAGAAGGTGCAAGATCATAGTAACCACCTGCGCCAGACCCACCATTCATTGAAGCGCCAAGAGATGAATCTGCAGTGCCACCGCCATTTGCGGTTATAGATCCAAAAATACTGTTACCGCCTTTTGCACCAGTACCGCCGCCAGCGCCTACTGTGTAAGAAATAGTTCCGCCAGGTGTAGCAGAATAGGAAGAGTGATAAACAATGCCACCAGCACCACCGCCAGCGCCTACAAATCTTTCAGCGGTAGAACTTGGTGTAGTTCTAAGGTATGCGTAACCTCCTCTTCCGCCGCCAGCAATAACATATACTTCAAGATTGCCAGAAAGAGTAGAAGGTACTGTCCATGTACCAGAACCAACAGTGCTTAGGACTGCATATTGAGTAGTTGTGGCTGGAATTGTATTAATTAATCGTCTAGACATTAAGCAAATGCCTTACCTGCAAGGAATCCATAAATGTTATCTGTAGAGCCAGAAGTTCTATTTATAACCAAAGTAACAATATCAACAGAGTTAGCGGCCGTTGATAAAGTAGGTGCAGTACCACCAGCCCATTTAGGAGTTACTGCAGATGCATTAACTTGCGTACCAGACCAAGTAATAGTCCTACTGCCAACGCCATCTTGCTTCAAAATAAGAGTAATTGTTGTAGATCCAGAGCTAGGAAGATTAGTAAATAAAAGCCCAGAAATGTTTGCTGCGCCAAAAGTTACTGTAAAGGTAGTTCCTGCGGAAGTATCTAATGTTAAAGTTGTATTGGTAGCTGGACCAGTTAATGCTGATATTGTTTCAATAAGTTTGCCAGTTAAAGTAGCGTTAGATCCAAAAGAAGTCAACGCCGAGCTTGTGCTAGCATCTGTTAGCAAAGTTGCTGAAGCTGGGATTGTTGTGCCACGAACCGATGTTACATTTGGAAGTGAAGTTGTCGATGTATAAACACCATTTGTTACAGTGCCGGCATTACCATCAATACTGACACCAGACAAAGAAAGACCTGTAGCCGATGCTCGGTTAATTGCAACTGCGGTAGTTCCAAGATTCATAGTTTGAGCTATAGGTGCATAAGTACTAGATGCCGTAGATGAGGTTAAATATGGGGATAGAGCTGAAGAAGTAATAAACCCTGAGTCATTAGTTAATGCAGATGTAGTGGTAGGGATAGTAGGAAAAGTTTGCCACGTCTTATCTCCACGCCAATACTGTGCTGTGGTCCCAGCAGTGATCTTAGGCTCATAAGTAGACGCAGCATTAGTCTGAGTTAGGTATTTACCGGTTAAATCTACAGCGCCAGTTAAAGCATCAACACTCGAAACGCCACTAACAATAGTTGTCCATTGAGTGTTATAGTTTGTACCATCAATCTTGACCAAAGCTTGACCTGTTGTACCACCAGTAGCTACACCAGGACCAGCAGGTCCCGTAGGGCCGGCTACAGTACTTGCAGCACCAGTGTCTCCTTTAGCCCCAGGTATGCCCTGCGGGCCCACAGAAGCCGTTTCAAGGCTTATTTGAGACGTTGTGACATTAAGAGACACATTGTTATCAACAACCGTCAAACTGACCGTATCTTTGCCTATTTCGACAATCTCACTCATCGAGTAACCTCAGCATTAACAGTCACAGAACCCCTAAGAAGCTTACGAACCTCACTACCTGTATAAAGTTCAATATCATAAACAGCCTGACCTGCCGGAATAGCAGCAGTCTGAGTCGCTGAAGCAGTAATAACAATAGTCCCAGCAGCACCACCCAAAGCAATACCGCCATTAGAAGTAGTCAAAGACAGCAAAGGCGTAGTATCTGTGTAATTAGTACGAACCATCATAGATGCCGTAAAACCAGTCAAATTAACCAAAGCATTGTTAATTTTGTACGTCAAACTAAGAGACCAAGTACCACCTTGATCAATAACAATAGGGTAAGGATGTGCATTAGCCATTAATTTGTACTCCAATTAATAATCATTATGAAAACGACCCAATACTTGTAGGAGATGCTGTGCCTGTAGTAACTGGATTAAATTTCATGTACGCTCCATCGCGTAGTGTGGTTCCCGTTGTTGTACCAGTAGAAGGGTTATAAAATACATTCCAAGTGCCCGCGGCATTTGTTCTTATAATGCCTTTTATGTAAATCTTAAAAGAATAAAAAGTACTAGTAGATAGTGCAGCTACAGACATAGTGCTGGTGCTGATATTTGTAGTATTAGAGTAATAACGCACTGCTCTTGTATTAGCGCTCATAGTTGTTTCGCTAGCAGAAGTAGAAACATAATCTGAAGTTATTGTATAACTACCAGAATAAAGCGTTAAACTATTTGTATGAGATGTATTTAACCTTGGCTGTAAACCTGCTGTTGTTGTAAATACTAAAGGCAAATAAATATCTATTTCGTAAGTAGTATTAGCCGCAAGATTAGCACCAACACCAAAATATTTAACTGCCGCATTAGTGCTAGTAACAACACCTGCTGTTTGTCCTGATTCTGTCATTGTAAAATCGCCATTGTTTGCGTAATACAAAGACCCAGTAATACCTGCAGCAGTGCCAGTTGTGTTCTGGTTCAAGGTTGGAATGTCTGAGGCAACAAGTGCGCGGAATGAGGCAGTGCCATCGGCTGCATTTGGTGCAGCGTATACAAACTTTTGAGTCTGAGTGCCAGACAAGTTACCAGCTGATCCAGTAGTATCTTGGTCTAACCTTGGAATGTCAGACGCCAACAAAGCTCTAAATGATGCAACACCATTTGAGGCATTTGGCGCAGCATAAACAAATTTTTGTGTTTGTGTACCCGAAATACCTACAGCAGTTCCGCTAATATTGCTACTTAAATACGCAATTGTAGATAAGCCAATACTTGATTGATACAAAAGCGATCCACTGGATGCCCACAAATCACCAGTAACAGGACTAGTGGGTGCAGTACCATTAATTACATTTAAACTGGCTGAAGAAGTAGTAGATGCTGGCAGTGTTACTTTTGAAGGAAAAGCATAACCGTTATTAACTGTACCATCTGTGTAACTAAGAAGGCTCCAAGTTTTTACGCCATCACCAATTTTAAATTTATTAGCAGTAGTGTCATACCCAATTTCACCTGTAGCCAAAACGGGATTGGCTGTAGACCATTCCGAAGAAGAACCACGCCGGACCTGTATCTTAGTTGCCACCTAAACTCCTCAAAACCATAATCATAGTCTACTAGAACACATTTCCGGCATCAATATATTGGAAATCATCATAAGTAGAAGTAGGCGCTCCACCGTAAACATTAGATAAAGCAGCGCTTGTAAATTGCCCAGAAGACCCAAAAGCAATAAACAAATCATTAGCATTAATTACATAATTATCAGAGTTAATGATAACAATAGGGCTATCCAAAGGAATCTTAAATAATAAATAGCCTTTATTTAAAGCATCAAAAACGCCAACATACTTAATAGTGCAAGACGTTAAACCAGTAAAAGTTAAAGTATTGGAATTAACCAAAGATGTAGCAGAAGAAGACCAAGTAATAAGTTGGCGTTTATAACCACCCGAAATAATCTCAGTAGCCGTAGGATCAACATTAGAAGGATAATCGTAATGTAACGACAAATAGCAAGTATCTGACTTAATCAAGTTAATAAAACGATTAAAAGTCTCGTTAGTAGCAATACCTAACATTACTGTCCCGTCGGTGGCTGATGATACAAACGGCCCAAGAAATAAACATCCTCAGTCCTAGGAATAAGTTTACCTTGCGAATCGCTCCACTCCTCATCGCAATAAAACATTACATAAGCAGCTACACGCGCAGCATCAGGCAATTTAGGATTAAAAGCCTCATACTGGCTAACATTAACAATCGAAGTACCCTTAAAATCAAAACTAAAAGGAGTTTCATCCCAAAACTTACCAGTAGGAACCGTAGCATCTTTACGTTCAGGGCTAGGCGAAGAAGCAGGCCAATACCCAGCTTTTTGATAATAAGTACCCCAAGCCGCAATAGGTGGACTTTTAGCCACCACATTAGGATCTTGAATAACAGTACCGTCTGGCCTATTATTTTCCCAAGCACCTTCAAAAAATGGATAATATTGACCAGGTTGATAAGACAAGCCAGTTACCGAGTCTTTTTTACCAACAACATACTTAGCCAAACCAACAAACTGCTTAGCATAAGTTGCCTCACCCTTTTTTAATGTCTTTGCTTCAGCCAACGTAATAGCAGATGTACTTATGTGAACAGTAAACGTTTTAGTGCCCACAACAGTATCAACAATATAATAAGTAGGAGTTAATAAGCCATCAATAGTTGGTGCTGGGTCAGGCATAACAATAACATTATCTCCAACCTTTAAGCCATGAGCACTAGGAGTAACAAACGTTAAAGTATACGCACCGCCAGAAGCAGTAGCAGTGCTGGTAACTAAAGCGTGATCTGTGATAGTTGTAGAAAAAGTATCAGCACCGCTAGCAGTTGGCAAAATAGGCATACCTGTTAGTACGTCAACGTTTTGATACCAAATAGATACATGGAACGGAACTTTATAAATAGACCCATCAGCTTTTAATGCCACAAACTGGGACGCAATAACCTGACCAGTAACAGCCAAATTAACCACAACAGGGTCAGACCAGTTAGCGTCAGCATTATTAATACTGGAAGGCCCATCAATTTTGGCATACATATTTTCATGCCCAGATTGGCTAGGTGGATATGCAGTAGTTAATTTAGTCCAAGGATAAGCAATATTATTAGGAATATTGCCATAAGTAACTGCATTGCTCCACATAGCGCCAGAGGCTTGTGGAACAAACCCAGAATAGACAGGCTTTTCATAAGTCCATGGAAACAGCAAATCTGGGATACTAGGCGCGTAGCGACCAACACCCAAAACACGATTAACAACCATAGAATCACGACCACGCTTACGAATCTCTTGAACAGTTAACTGGTCACGGAATTTAGAATCAAAAGTAATAGAAACAGTATTATCTTCAGAATATGAAGTTTCAGTAATATGAAAAACCATACCATTAGGGTCACCAAATAACCCCAATAATTGCAATGACATACCAGCAACAATTGTTTGTCGCGGTAAAAGAACACCATTAACTAAAGGGTCGGTTTTAAGCGTCAAAGTACCAGTAACACCTGGTTCGGTAAACATCTCTAAATGTTTTCTAGCCACAGCAGTAGCTTCATCAGTATCCAAGCCACTATAAAACTGCAAAGAAACCTCTTTAGCCATTTTGTTAGGATCCCAATTAACATTAGTATCTAAAGCAGGATAAACCTGTGGACGAGCTGCAAAAGGCTCATAATAAGTTGTAGAACCATCAGCAGATACTTTAATATTTGAATATGAATACCCAGACAAAGACTGGCCATTACCATACACAACATTTAGTCTTTGTGAATAATCTTGAGAAATAGAAACTTGAACGCCTGGCCACAATAAATCAACAACAAGTGTTTCATTTGCTGGTGCATGTAAACGCTCACGATGCTTAAAATAAGGTCTACGATCAGTACCAAGCAACACTGTAAAACTACCTCTTGTAGTTTGCATAGTTGAAAGTAAACCTTGAACGTAGGTAGTTAAAACAGGTTCAAAATTACCTGTAGAGCGTGTTAAAAGACCAGTCCATCGAGTCTTATCTTTAATATTTACTGGGCGATAAAAATTAGACAAATCTTTGTAATCAGAAACACTGTAAATGGTTTCCCACCAATCAAGTTGATTAAGCGTATCTGATAAAGGTTTAATATTTTTAAGGCGAATAGACGGATGTAACGTTGAATCAAATTGCCTAGCAATAGCGTTTTCGTAAGAAATAGGATGCGTTAAATACTCTGGCTTTGCCAAAAAGTTATCCATTTGGCGCATAGCACCATTACACGTAATAGTTAAAGTACCACCAGCATCATCTTCGCCAAACTCAAAAGCAAGAAAATACCCTTCCCACGTATACAACGGTTTACCGGCAGCCTCAAAATAAAGCCACTTATCCGTAGCTTTATCTGGCGTAACATTAATAACTTGCCAGTGGGTTTTATCTGCTACAGGATGAGGAGTATTAGTAGTGTGTGCGCGATTTAATATGCATTTATAATAAATCCCATTATCAATAACAATGTCACCAACAACAAAATCATCAAAGCGATTCCAAACACTGTAAACATAAGCATCAATGTTTGTTAAAGCCTTATAATTTAAGCCATTATAAATAACAAACTGATTAGTTAAATACGCTGTAGAAGGTTCCCAAACTGTCGCCGAAGAAGCATCAACCTGCGAAGACATCCACATAATGTCAACATTTGCTTCGGGAACACACCAATCTAAATCACCCGTACCCAAAGCATCAAAAACTGTAATGGCTGGAAAAGAGATAGTTGCTGTAGCTGGGCCAAAAGGATCTGTAGTTGAAAGACTAGAAACCATAGTGGCGCCACCACGAAAAACAGTTACGTCTTTTTTACTTTTATTACCACCAGTTTGCGGAACAGGGTCAACAATTACACGCCAATAACCAGATTCAGTTAAAGAAACAATATTTGCTTGAGGCCGTTTCATAAAGTAACTCCATAAATTCGATTAAGCAACAACATTCTGTCACTTAAATCCTCTTGAGATAATTGGTCGTAATACTGATTATGCTCTAAAACATACATGTTTGCACCTATATTTAAATCAGAAACAGGCGCACCACCTAAATAAAAATTAGCATCAAAAGGATGTTTGTAAGGCAAAGAAACTTTTTCATAATGCAATTGCGAATCCAACACAGCAAATTGCGCAACACCATCAGTAGCAGAAACACTAACCGCAATAATAATAGGCTTAAAAGAATTAAATCTAGAAGCATCAATACGAATTTCTGAAATAATAGTTCTACCCAAACAAAGCCTTAAAACACTATTTTTGTAATATTTTACATTTATTAAAGGGTCTTTAGATGTGTATTTAGTGCCACCAGCACCCATAACGGTATACCAAGTACTTTTAGTAGGCGGCTGTAAAAACACTACAGACATCATTGTAAAAAAAGTTGAACTATTGTTGCTACCTGGAACAAGTGGCTGGCTAGTAGTTACAAGATATTGCCCATTACTAAACTTAATTGTGTGCTCGTTGGTTTGAGTGTTTTGTATACCAGTGCCATTATTTATCTGTACATCATTAACCAAAGTTGGATTGTCAGCAGAAGCAACCAAAGCTCCTTGCGAACCGTTAGATTTCCACGGAAACCATTTTTTAATCTTTGTAACATTGTTAGTAACAGTTTTATCAAACTGCGCCAGAATAGGTATCCAACGATCATTAGCAAGTGTATTAACATCTGAATACTTAAAAACATTAACTAACTTAGTAGGAGCATTTAATGAAGCAGTAGAGTAAATGTTTACCCCAAAAGAACTAGCCGCAATAGGATAACCAGCAACAATAAAATAAGGGTCAGTTTCAAATTTTGCAGACTTTTGCATAATTAAATTAGGCTGAAAATAAATCTTAGGATGAACCGTAATTGAAGCGTCAGCATTTGTTACAGACAAAGACTCATCAGAAGGTAAAGCGCTATCGACAGAAAAAGTAGTATCAATACTCCAGTAAGTATCACTAATTGAACTTGCATTAGCGATATCTATCGATAAGCCATCGATACGAATAGTGTAAACAATAGTAGTGCTGGTAGTGCCAACGCTATGATCAACATAACCAAACATGTATTTGTTTGAATCATTAACAGACCGAATAGTTACATTATCGCCAACATTAATAGGCCCAATAACAGCATTAGGATAAGAGCCAAAAGTAAAATCGTAAGAACTTTTTACAGCAGGTTTTGCTGAAGAAAAATCATAATACGCAACCGCAACAACATAAGCCACATCAAACCAACTTTAGTCGAAGCGAATTAGACGGGATGTACACATTAGAATACGCTGAAATAGTAGACTCTGGTGACAAAACACCAATAGCAATAATGTTACCTGCAGCTAAACTGTCACAAAGAGCCCAACCAACTACGCGACCCCAATCGCCAGTAGGAGTAGGCCAAACAATGTCTTTAGTGTTATAAAATACACCAACAGATGAAGACCAGTTATCATAACCAGAATTGTAAGACTGGCGAACATAACTGTAAGCCGCCAAAGGTTCATTTAATTGTGATGCATCCGTTAAATTTTTGTCAGGCAAATCAGTCAACAAAGCTACATAAAAAGTACCAACACTAACAGAAGCATCAGGAGTAAGTAACGAAGCCAACATTAACTGGTCACCGTATAACGAAATATATCCCATTAAATTTCCTCAGTTATTGTTTCCACAGGATCACGCACAATTTGTGCGGTCACTAAAGCTAGTTTAGCGTGCAAAAACTCGTGAGTAACATTTACCGTATAGTCAGAAGCATAACAATTCCAGCCTTTAACAACATTACCAAGATTAATTTCCATATAAAAACGAATTTGAGAAACAGCATCAGTTAAAGACTTAACCGCAGACATAATCTCATAATGCGTAGTACCGCGAACATAAACCGCTAAAGTTTCCGTAACATTCTCGCGAAGAGCATTAATAGTGTATTTACCTTCAAGAAAAGAGTTAGTAACCTCATCACGCCTAAATTGCACAGCAGAATTTTCAAACGAACCTTTAGCAATACGATAAGTTTGCCCATCGTTAACTAGCAACCATTGCCCACTATAGTTAGTTGTTCCATCGATGTTATACATGTCGTTAGATAACGAAATACGAACATTAACATCAGTATTATTGCCACTATAAGGCGTTGTAACAAAATCGGGTCTAGAAAACATTAGTTACCTACCGGTGATAATAAACGCTGACGACGTTGCTGAGCATTAATCTTACGCATAAACTCATTAGGGTCATTAGCCTGAACAGTAATCTGACCATGAATTTGAGTCGAGTGATCATAGCTATGACTTGTAGTGTTAGTAGTATTTGTGGCAAATCTAGACATACGAGAGTTAACAGCATCAGAATTTCCTACATAACCACCTCGACTAAAATGAGGAATCCAATCATCCCACCAATTATGGGCTTTTGGCGCGGGACCAGCAGTCATAATTGGAACATTACTGCTCAAATCCTTATACTTTTCTGCTTTATCAGGATTACCATTTTTGTAATTTAAAAAATCTAAATAATGGTGATCTAAAGTGTAAGAACCCCAATCAGCCCAATACTTACCACCCTTAGAAATATCATAAGCAATTTTTGCATTTGTAAAAGGATCATATAAATCATTGTTAGAAGACAAATGATACTTCTTACGTCGCTCAGGACCCAGATTATGAATCATATTAATTTGCCATAGACCATAAGACAAATCACCAGTGCTATCCGTATTGTTTAAAAGATTTGTATACCCATGAGACTCCGCCATTGCAATTGCCCAAGCCATCATTGCTTCATGACCTTTAAAACCAGCCCTAGCAATCAGTTTCTTTAAACTATTCTTGCCAATAGGATTATTGTCATTATCCCACCAGTTTCCTACAGAGCCACCATCTTTAAACTTTTGCTCATTAAGATTGTGGAAAAAATCTACACCGTACTTATCGACAGTATCCGCTTTAATAACATACTCACCATCAGAAAGACGAGCAGGAATAGAATCAGAAGTCTTAGAACCAGGACCCTTAATATGTCCACCAGTAGCAGCTTTAACAAGATCAGAATCATCAACAGGTAAACCATTTAAGCGACCAAAAAATGGTTTACCAGAACCAGAAAAAACAACAGGTTCGGCTCGAACTTTTTTGTACGGAGCAGGAGCATCAATCATCATTCCGTGCCCAATATAAATACCAACGTGATCCATACCCGCTTGACTACGGTTATTGTTATAAAACACTAAATCCCCGGCAATAGCATCTTTTTGCATAATATGTTTGGTGTATTGATTATACAAAGTTGCTGCAGTTCCTGTACCTGCATTTATTCCAGCATGCTTTGCTGCAAACTCCACAAGACCAGAACAATCAAATCCGCCGATATCATCTAAATCATGACCGCCACCAAGGCGATAGTCTTGGCCAATTTCACTAAATACAGCATCAAGAAATTTTCCACGCTTAGTCTTGCCATTATCTTTAACAATTTTTTGATATTTACCGTTATTCATAGGATTACTTACTTGATAAACACCATCTTTATCCATAACCATCTGGCCTTTATAATCGCCAGCAGTTCCATTACCGCTTACACCAGTATTTTTTGGTAAACGATTAGTAATTTTACCCGGTGCACCCATAACACCGCTTGCACCACCACCGCCACCGCCACCACTACCACCAGTTAAACCAGCAGAACCGCTTCCACCAGAACCAGGAGCAGTTGGAGTATTTGGTGCTTTTCTAGGAGCAGATAAAAACCCATTAACTAAACTGAATTGCTCATTGCCAGTTAAACCTTTAAGTGATGTTTGTAAACCGTCTAAAATAGCTTGACCAGCAGCTTTAGCGGCTTTACCAGCAACATCAGGCATGCCAGAAAGTGCCTTAGCCAATTTGTTTGTTACACCACTGCCAGCAACCGAAATGTTTTCCCCAAAATTAAACAAATCGTTATAAGCACGCTTAGCCGCTTTTTCAAAATCCTCGCTCATATATTTCATTTGCAAATCAAAGTCTTCTTTAGCGCGTTTATAAGCCGTATTATTTGGGCTAGTCTCATGCTGACCGGATAAATCCATACGATTAGCGACTTCTTTATTAGCTTGATTAATTAAAGACACATTACGTGTCATATCATTAACAAGCTGATCCGTTTGCTGAGCATTAGCAGGATTCATCAAATCCATAGTACGAATAGCATCATCAGACAAACCAAGTTTTTTCAACTTAGTAACATTTTTCATTTGACGATTCAAAAGAGTACTTTGCTCTTTAAGATTAGTAATCAAAGCACCGGTCGAAGCAACACGCTGACCACCAACACGCTCATAAACATTATAAAAACTTTTAGCAAAATCTTGAGTACCACGCAAAATACTTTGATTAAACTTAAATTGAGTACGAGTAACATTGATAGCCATGTCCTCAGCACCCTTAGCCATCTCATGATTCAAATTAGCAATTTGCTTAGCAAAAGACATCATTTGAGAAACAGCCTGCTGACCAGTTGCTCTTTCTTGCCCCAAAACACTTTGCTGTTCTTGTGTAGCACCAGTAGGCAATACAGTGTTAGCAGCGGTAACACCTGTTTTAATATTTTGGTTAATATTTGAAAGACCGCTCTGACCAGCTTGCTCAACAGAACGAACAGAAGCAGTCATATTGTAGGCGTTAAGAATAGCTGAGGCCTGTGCACTACTTGCTGCAAGATTAGGATTTTTTAATTGCTGTAACAGTTCAGTAACAGCAGCCATGCCACTTTTTGTGCTATTTAAAGCAGTAGTAGAAATAGCTTGAGAAAAAGCATTTTGCGCACTAACATCATTTTGCGCAATAGAAGCATTAATAGCAAGTTTTACAACTTTATCTTTAATGGCATTAAACATTGTTGGATTACTAAAAATATCTAAAATAGTCATACTTTTTGACCATGCGTAATCCTCAGCAGCAAATAAGCCAGAACCAATATCTTGATTGGCTTTTTTAGAATACTTTTCTTCAGGCGAAACTATACGCTTACCTTTTTTATAAACAGGATTTTCAAAATCTCCACCGCCTTTAGCGATCAAAGTTTTGTAATATTTATAAAATTCGTTGTTTTTTACGCCTTCTAAACCACCTTGAGAATATTGAAAAAAGAACTTTAGTGGGTCGTTACCTTGCGCATTATTAAGAGTTCGCTGCATACCTAATGCATTGGTTACATTGCTTGTGTTATATTTTACTCCAAGCAATTCGCTAACAATTTTTAGTGCTTCCATACCTTGCGTAACAACGTAACCATTATTGCCAAGGCCACCATTTTTTACACCATATTCTCTAGCACCGCGCAAAACTTGTGCAGCCTGCTGCAAGGTAGCCATTTTTTGAGTACCGGAACCAAATTTTAAAAGAGTATTGTTAATATTTGTAGTAGCTTCTTGCCTAATTAACTGACCAATTGTTCCACCATACGCAGATTGTCGCCAAGTTGCTTCGTCAGTATGCCCCATTGAATCGCCAGCAGCCTGAAAAGCACTTTGATACAATCCAGAAGTTGAATTATTAACTTGCGACGGAGCAAAAGCTTTTATGCCAACTTGAGCAGTTAAATTAGTGTCTTTAGTTTTAGCAGTTAAATCTTGCATTAAACGACTAATAACTTCAGGGTTTGCTCTAGGTCCAGCCATTAAGCGTACATAAGCCGCTAAATCATTTGGATTTTTATTATCACCATCAATATTGATGTCTGCAGAAGTTTTGTAATTTGGTCGTAGTGCGTTTAAATTAACGTCTTGGCCTAAAGTAATTGCTTGCCTAACAGTTTTTGCAGACTTAGCGTAATAAGTTGCCCAGTCCATCGTACTATCAATACCAGTAGAAAGAGTACCGTTTTGAGTAGGCAAATTTGCTTTAGTTGCAAAATTATTATAAACAGAATAAGCATCGCCAAAACCAGTACCAGCCATACGCTCTGCGCTAACTTTTTGTGCATTTCTAAACCAACTAACAGCAGCCATAGTGGCCATAATCCCAAGCATTGGACCCATGCCCGAAAGCATGCTGCCTAAAGCGCCAAAACGAGCACCACCGCGAATAGTACCGCCTGCCTCATCAAGCCCAGTAATAGATCCTTGGCGCAAGTAAGCACCAGCATTCTTAAACGTAGCCTTACCTAACTCAGCAACACCTTTAGCAGTATATCCAGCAGCAGCACGAAACGCACCCAAACTTCCAGAAGTAGCTTTAATATCTTGATACATCATTTTGTTGGCAGCAGAAATTTCACGCCAACCGTATTGACCGCCAGGAACTCCGCCGGCTGGCATGGTTGATAAAGTGGCTGGGCGAATCACATTGTTAGCATCTTTACCATAATGTGCTTCCTGTTCAGCAGCAGACATCAATGGAAGATTGTTTTGTAAATGAAGTTTGTTATTAGCGCGAGCCATACCCGCATCAGTACGCATACGTGAATTACTAGGATCAGCATTGTAAAGATTAGCGTTAGCATTAACATACGCTTGTGATAACCACTTAGTGCTGCCCATTAAACGACTCATTCGGCTAACACGTTCGCCAGTCTCATCTTTACCACCAAACATAGTGCCAAAACCCTGACCCACACGCGCACCAGCAGTAGTTAAAGCATTAGGTCCAAAAGCCTCACCGTTTAAAGCCTGTGCTCGACCAGCAAAAAATTGTTGTCCAAAATTAGAATTCTTAAACATATTAAGACCAAGACGGCCCAATTGAATAACAGCAATACCTTTTAAAATAGTCCATAAAGTAGACAACACAGGAAGTAAAGGTCCAAGGCCTGCAAGAGCTGAAACAAGCCCGTGTACGCCACTAGCAATTCCATTAGAAACACCCAAAACGCTACCCAAAAATGACAAGAAAGGTTTACCTGCCTCAGCAGTAGTCTGCGACATAGTTTCTTGCATTTTAGTTAACTGGTCATTAACGCCACCCAAAGCAGTCTGTGCACCAGCATTAGCAGAACCATTATTATAAGCACTAGTAGCATCACCAACAATTTGACGCAAATCACCAGTCTTAGACAAAGCCTGCAAAGACTTAAAAGTATTAACACCATCAAGACCCAAATTATCAAGCGTAGTGACAGCCTGAGCGCCTTGTTTATTAATAGCACTAGTAAAGCGCAAAATCATTTCAGTAGGATCGCTCTTAAACAAATTGCCTAAAGAATCTGAAGACATGTTTAAGACTTTGGCATACTCACGAATTTCAGGTGAACCAGTACGAATAGACCGGTTCATATCCAAAAGGACCTTGTTAAATGCGTTAGCAGAACGATAACCATCTTCGCCAAGGCGAGACATAGCCGTAGACAAACCAAACACAGAAGCCTGACCAATGCCTACAACAGAAGCAATAGGTGCAATAGCTTTAGAAAAAGCCAAAACAGAAGAAGCCGAAGCGCCATATTTAGTAGTAACAGTGACTAAAGAATCACTAAAACCTTTAATCATATTAGTAGAATTACCAAACGAACGAGTCACCTGAAGCATGTCCTGGGTCATGCCAGAACCCCACTCGCCCGAAGCAGCTTGAAGTTTAATAAACTCAGTACCGAGTTTTTGAACCTGTTTAGTGGTCACAACACCAGAAGTTGCTAAAGCCTTAGTAGTTTCAATGGCTTTATCCATACCAATAGGAAATTGGCGAGCAAACTTCATAGTTACTTTGCCAAGATCATCAAACTGCTTACCGGCAATCTTAGCCATAGTATTAATGCCAGAAAGTTTTTGCTCATACGCTGCAGCCTGCTGAACAGCAATTTTATTAGCGCCAGTAAACATAGCCGTTGACTGAACAAGAGCCAACGAAATCTTATTAAGATTACCAAGTTTAGCAATGCCAATATCGTTAGCAGCACTAAACTGATTAGTCATAGCCAAAGCTTGACCAAGAGAAGACGTGTAAGGGCCTACATTGGCATTAAAATCAACTGTTACATCTTCATTAAACACAGTTAATCCTTTCGCTCAGGCCTCTTTACCTCTTTATTACGAGTAGCATCCGCAACATAAGAAGGTACTAATGTAATTGTAGAGCCTGGCAAGCGCTCATTCTCGTCCGTAGCACGATCCTTTATGTAACAACCCCAACATTGGTGAGTGATAGGTTCATAAGCATGCCTATCTTCTTCCCACTCCCAGCCAGCAGTTCCACACATTTGACACTTCTCACCAGACTCCAACAAATACGCTGCGAGTTTAGCGCGGTCATCCTCATTCCAATCAAGAAGCGTAGAATGAGGAAGCCCATGGTCTGAGCACCATGCGACTTCCATATAGAAAGTCGGGTCGTACCTCAGCCGACTTCGTTGAAAGGGACATCGAGGCCTTTAGAATTAACCTCAACACACCCAATAAACAATTCAGTCAACTCACCACGAGACCACTCGTTAGAAGTCCAAATTTGATTAGCTTGTTCTTCATTCAACTGCGGAGTAACAGAACAAGCAGAAATTAGAGCCGGCGCAAACGTTTCAACGTTATACGACGTACCTTCTTTCTTTTGTTCATTAGTTGGTGGATGAGCAGATAACAAATCGTCATAAGCCCTAGAGCCAATCGCCTTAATAGTTACCACAAAATCAGTAGTAGACGACTTGCCAGAAGGCACGTTAATAACAATTTCTTTAGTACGAGCAGGTTTCTTGAGTAGATCTTCAAGAGTAGCAATTTTACGAGCCATGATATATTTCCTTCGTTCGGTCTGTTTAAGCTTTCGCTTATTACGAGGTGTAGATGCGGACATGTATAAAGTATAGGCGAAGGAGAAAAGAGAGGAAAACTCCTCCGCCTATACTAAATTAGTTTAACCGTGAACGGCTGCTACAGAAACGACGTTGCTGTAAGTACCAGGACCGTTAGCGTTACGCGCTGCTACACGGAAGTACAAGGTCTTTGAAGTACCCTGTGAAGTCGTGATAGCAATGTTAGCGCTAGTTACTGGAGTAGTTGGTGTAGTGTTCAAAGCTTGGAAGTTTGAATCAGCATATGATGAACCAGTTGCAGAAGCGATTGAAGTCGCAGTCAACTGAGTAATCGTTGTAAACGTACCAGTCGCTGAAGTTGAAACCTGCACAATGTAAGGTGTAGCAGCTTCAGTAGCACCACCAGTTAGAGTACCGGTGTAAGCAGGTGTATCCCAGTCAAGGTTAATCGAAGCCACAGAAGCAGATGCAGTCTGAGTCAAGCGAGTAGCCACAAGGTTAACAACAGCAGATGGAACAGCACTAGCACTAGCAATAACGTTTGCACCTTCAGCTGGT